TGTTTGGTCTGATACTTTCATTATCTTGCCGTTGTAGGCGTTCCTTTACTACTTACAAATGGTGACTCTGCAAAAGCCATGTAAAAGTATGTTTGTGCATTTGTGTTAACTCCACCACCAGTTGAGCGAAATTTAATGCCATTACTTAAAAAATCACATTCATTGTCATCTTGACTTTCTGCACTAACTGCATGGGCTTTTAGTCTTACATTAATTACATTAAATTCGTTTGCTCTTTTGTTATCATATATTCTCCACTCATCTTGGTCTGTAGCCTTTACAATTATCCAAGCAGGTTTAAATCCTGTATATAAAAATGCACCATTTACATTTCCTGTACCCTTATAAGTACTTGCTTTTGAATACCCTTGAATATTTGCAAAGCAATATGCTACATAAGTATTACTATCTGCATTTACAGTATTACTATCACCAACACTAAATACAGTAGATGTTGGAGCAGTATCATTAAATCTATTAGAATTATCTACTGTCGCAGCATTAGTATTAAGAACTAAATAGTCTGTTGGGTCTCCATAATAAACTGACCAAGCTACATCTGCTCCTCGATTTTTAAACAGAATAAAAGAGGGAACTGCACCTAACCCATGAGCAATAGTTCCTGCACTTCCTGTACCTGTCCAAGTTACAACACTAAATCCTGCGTCTGTGTTAGCTTGAATAACTGAATCTATACTTCCTATACTTGTAGAACTTGCATCATTGGTTGCTGTAGTCCCACCATTAGCTGCCCATTGCCATGCTACAAAGGTTTCATTATTACCATTCGTATTTCTTTGATTTGCAGGACCTACTGTAAATCCATTAGCATTAAAAGATATAAGGTCTTTGTCTGATGGACTATTAAATTCTGTATCAACTGCTTCACTACCTGAACTTTTTGCTCTACCTCTTGTACTATCAAATAAAGCATGAGTTGAATCTGCACTTCTTCTTTTTATCCAAATCCAATCAGGTGTTATATCAGCATTTCCTTGACTAGTTACTGCTAGAGTAGAAGCATTACCAGTATAAATTGCTGTCTGAAAATATTCTGATGGGTCGTCTATTGTTGTATATGCCATTTACCCTCCATACTCTGCTAAATTTTTTGTGCATAGTGCAAAGTAACCTGATGGTACTGCAAATTCAAAATCGCCATGTCCATCTGCATCTGCGTTACCACTATCTAGTGCAAACGCAGGATTACCAAAATTAAAATCCATTCTTGTATTGCCGTCATTTTTATTATCTCCACCTGCAAAATAGTAAACTCCATCAACAGTTCCTGATGGTGTTTCAATAGCTACCGCTCCAGTTCCTGTTGAACCTGTTGTTGGGTCACCACTATTTTGAAATGTGCCGTTCTTAGAAAAATATAATTTGTTATTATCTAAATCTAAAGCTATTCCGATAATATCTCCATCATTATAAGAATCACCATATGAAGCACCACCTGTATTATTTGATTTAACATTTCCATTATTTGCTGTGTACCCATAATTAAATTCGTTGAAAGTTAATTTATCATTATTACCTGCTGCTGTACATGGTCTTGATGCTATGCCTATTTCACCTTCATCAGGAATTGTAACTCCTTTGACTTCACAATACCACTTACCTGATGCAACTCCTATGTTTGAAATATTATAAACTGTTGAAGTTCCATTATCAAAATCCACTCTTGTGTTTCCTTCTGATAAAGCAGCAGGATTAAATTGATTTGCTAAAGAATTTATAGTAGCAAAATTATTAGTACAAGTATCTGTGGTTACATCTATTGCTGCAAGGTTAGTGACTGTAAAATGAAGGTCATTTCCTGATGTATCAGCACCTATACCACTTGAATCTGCACTTGTTCCTGTTCCTTTAAATTCTAAGTGAACTCCGTTTACTCCAAAAGCACCAGTATATGCTGTCGGAATCCAAACTCCAGAATCAGTAAATTCACCAAAATCAGAAGCTTCTTTTTGTCCTTGGTCAATCCAATAAAAATCTGCCATATATCCATCAAAAAATAATCCTTTACCGCCTGTATCTTCATCAGCACCAATTAATAAAGCATCATCATTACCTGCTGTTGTATTCATTGGAAAATCTTGATTTCGTGTTGCATTATTTCTAGTAGCAAAACTAGTTACTTGAACTCCGTTTATATAAAGTTTTTGTCTATCATCAGCAGTTGCAAGAGATGTATCTATACCTAAAACTATATGATACCAAGCTGATGTATCTCTAAGTAATTGGGTAGTTTTTAACCAGACTGTATCTCTACCTGCAAATTCTAAATTTCCTGCTGCGATTCTTTTGACAACCAAGTATCCATCATTATCATCTGCACCACTATTATCAAAACCACCAAGAATAGCTACTTCTGTATTATCATTACTAAATTTAACCCAAACAGATAGTGAGCCTTTTATACTTTGACCTGTTGCACTTGGTAATCTTTTTAAATCAGGACTATCCCCATCATTAAATCTAAGAGAGTTATCAATAGGAAAAATACGTGTATCAGAATTAGCTCCTAGTATTGTTGGCATATTAAACTACCTTATTTGGAAACTCACCCAGAGGTCTTGAAGTTACAGGAGGGTCAGCATCATTACTTGTATATTCTAATAAAGTTTCTAATGCTGCTACATTAGCACAATTAGCTATAGCTGTTTCCATAGCATTTACTTTTGTTCTAACTGCTGCTCTATAAGTTGTGATTGCACTTGGTACAGAATATCCTGATACCTCTGTAGCTTTAACAACATACCAATCAGTTAATAGCAATAAACTTGCAGCTTGTGTATTAAAGTTTTCTTTATAATTAGTTTTTAAACCTTTTTCCTTAACATCATCTTCAGTACCTAAACCATCTGTTTCATCTTGTGCAGTAAATAAAGTATCTGCTATGGCTTTATCAGACGCTGTTCCATAAGTTACTGTGACTGTATCTGCGTCTGCATCAAATGTATAAGTTTGATTTGTGTTAATATAAAATGTTTGGCTTTTAAAATTAGTATTATCTATTATAACTGTGTAGATACCAATAGCCTTTCTTTCTGCCTCTGTCCATAAACTATAAATAGTTTTTGGATAATTTATAGTTGTGTCAACATTTTCACCATCTACTTCAGCAGTAGTTGTTATTGATATTCCTTTATTTCCTTTTGGGAAACTTGTTATACTTCCTGATTCTACTTGTGCAAACATATTACTCCTATGATAAAGTTAAATTTAAATTTCTTCCTACTTCTAAAAACTTAGCACCATTGTATCTATATACAAATAGGTCGCCTTTATTAGCAGTTGTTGTTAATACAGGTGCAATATCTCCAGTATGCTCATATGCAGCATTAAAAGATATTGTTCTTGAACCTGTGCCATCTTGTATAAATAGTATGGATATAAACTGTCCTGTTTTTGGAACAGTCGCAGCACCTAATGTTCTGTTTCCCCCAAGTGTTACTTTTGCTATAGGGGCTGTTGATGCGTTCCAAGCTACAGTAGAGCCATCTGTTAATGCTACTTCGGCATTGTAAGCACCTGTTTTGAACTCTGCGTTCTTAGTGGTTAATATTAATTTATCATCAGGAGTAGCTAATTGACTTGTATCAGCTAGTTTAAATCTAAATTCACTATCAAAGCTACCTGTACCATCAATCATTTCTATAATTCCACTTGTATGTGCTGTTGCCATACGAAGTTTTACACCAGAGCCATCTGAAGAAGAACCTGTTTCTAATAATAAAAGTTCTGTTGTTGAATTATTATCACCTGCTTGAAATACATGTAATGGTGCTGAAGGTGCGGCTACGCCCATTCCAACTCTGTTACTACTGCCATCAACAATAAGCATATTAATATCACCATTAGATTCTACTCTAAAGTCAACATTAGCAGAGTTTTCATTAACAACAACTCCACCTGCACTTTGTAAAACTAAAATACCTGTATCATTTACAACATAAGAGTTTGTACCACCATGGTATAGATTTAAATCTTCTCCATCACCAATAGTTAATCTACCTGTTGCGGAATCTCCAGTAACATCATCTGCATCTGCATCAACATCTAATTTAACAAGTCCACCATTAGTAATATTTGATGCACCATTATCTATATTTCCAAATCCTGCAGCTATAGTACCTGTGCCTAGTGCACCAGTAGTAACAAGACCAGTCATTGTAGTTATTGAATTTTGTGTTGCTGTACTTACTGTACCTGCTAATGATGTGGCAGTTAATAAACCACTACTAGAATTAAATGTTAAATTAGAACCACTCTTAGGTCCTAAATCTCCTGTTGCAGCCGTTGCAAACAATGGAAAGCACGTAGTATCTGATGATTCATCAGCTACAGTAACAGCAGTACCAACAGAGGCTAGAGCAACTGCTATATTTCCTGTACCATCAAAACTTGTACCACCAATATTTCTAGCTGTTGCCAAGGCTGTTGCTGTTGCAGACAATCCTACTGCAATATTAGCTGTACCATCAAAGCTTGTACCGCCTATAGTTCTAGCCGATGCTAGTGCTGTTGCGGTTGCCGCTAACCCTACTGCTATATTTGCAGAGCCATCAAAACTTGTTCCACCTATTGTTCTTGCGTTTGTTAAAGTTGCTGCTGAACCTGTTGTGTCTTGGTTAAGTGTACCGACTGTAAAATCTAAAGTGTTATCTGCATCATCATAAGCTACTGTAATGCCTGATTCAGTATTAGAAGTAACCATAGCACCAACTGTGTCTGAAATTGTTTCTGCTAAAGTAATACCACCAATTGTAATAGCATCTGCTTCTAATGTTCCATCAATATCTGCATCACCTGATATATCTAAAGATACTGCATCAAGTTCACCTGCTACTGTAACAACACCATCAGCAAGTGTAATTAAATCTGTATCGCTAGTATGTCCAATAGTTGCACCATTAGTAATTACATTGTCAACAGTTAAAGTTGTTAATGTTCCAAGAGAAGTAATATTTGATTGTGCTGCACCTGTTACTGTCGCTGCTGTTCCAGAAGCATTACCTGTTACATTACCTGTTAAAGGTCCTGCAAAAGCATCTGCTGTAACTGTACCATCAAAAAAAGCGTCTTTAAATTCTAATGAACTTGTTCCTAAATCTATTTGATTATTAGTAACAGGAGATAATGCTCCATCACCAATAGTTAATCTTCCTGCACCACCTGTAGCAATTGTAATAACATCTGAACCACTAAATGTAATAGATGTATTTGCATCGCCATCGCCTGCAATAGAATCTAATTGTACTGCCCCTACATTTGCTAAAGCCGCATCTCCAAAGTCTACTGCTCCTGCAACTGTAAGTGTTCCTGATATATCTACATTACCATTAATATCAACTGTTGTTGCTGCTATTTGTAATTCTGTATCTGCTACAATATCTAATTGTCCATCTGTTGATGAATGAATGTATAGTGCAGTATCTCTAAAATTTAATCTTTCGTTACTTCCTACCAGTATGTCATCTGAAAATTCAAAGTAGTCTTCATCTTCCATCCATTTTAAAACACCATCATTAGTCTCACCATCAAATGTTACTGTAATATCTGTACCTGCAGTACCCGCTCCAAAAGTTAAAGTATTGCCTAATAATTTTGTAACTGCTCCACCTTCTGCTGCAGTACCATCATGTGTATGCCCACTAGATACAGCAAAGGCTGCAACTAATTGGTCAAATTCGTTATTGAAGTGAGATGCTTCAATGGTAGTACCATCAACTATTGTTGATGAACTTTGTCTAGTGTATGTTGCTCCCATAATTTATCGTCTTCCCCCTGCTGTGAACTCTAGTTCAAATCCTTTTAATGCTATTGGATTATTACTAGATGAATCTGTTAATTTTGTAGCTATTGTAAAACCACTTCCTTCTATTGTTTGTCTTTGTAAGTTAGAACCTCCAGAACCATAAACTGCTGTTCCATAAGCAGATTCTGAAAATCCATATTGTGCTATGTTGCCCCCTAATGTTAAATTATAAGAAGCAGGTTGTGGTACTTCATCATCATTAAAATCATATTCTAAATCAAATGTTGAACCTACTGTGCCATTAGGGTCGTAGTTCCAAAGTATTCTTTGAAAACTTTTTCTTATACCGGGGTCTCCCATTGTCATATCTGGAGACCTATAAAAAGCTATTATATTTGTAGTTGTACTTGCTGCAGTAAATATATTACCTGATTCATTAAAATATATAAAACCATCATACC